AATCTGAGGTTTTCGTGCATTCGTTGGACTCCGTGGAAATTGAAGCTGCAATTGCTCCCTTCACTCGTACACCGAACGTTCCGAATCAGACTGTCGCGAAGACAGGTAAAACGAACGAAGATGGTGTGGGTCGTGTAAAGCAGACTACAGTAACGATTTCTAACGGGCCATTGATAGAGGGCTCTCTTCCTTCTTCTGATTTGCTATCAGATGAAGATAAGTCAAAGCTTGATGATTCTCTATCGGTACTTCTTAAGTACTTATCTAGTTTTGGATTTAATGCCTCCGGTTTTGACCGTGAGTCCACTTTGTTGCACTGGCAATTATGCTCAGCGCGATGTGGTTGGATTAAATTCCTTAAATATAAGTTTGCGGCGTTTTTCTCCGCGTTTCTACATGATGAATTGCCACCTTGTCCTTTCACAGGGATAGATGACAATCCACTTCACGTGGTCGGTGGTCGAGCTGGTAGATTTATTACATCGAGACTGAAAGGTCCCGGTGCTATGAATTTTGCCCTCGGCATACTCTTCGTAAAGAAGGGGTTACCTCGGCCAGGTAAGGACGCGCTTGATAAAGCACTGAAATCCACTAAGATAATACTAACGACAGACCATCCTGTTCCTTTGTCCCAAGTTCCTTTAGTCGTACAAAACGACTGGTCAGTTTCTACTCGACCATGTGAACTTTCGGACCTTGAGGATCAAGTCCGTCGTACTGTTCGTGAAGTGTTTAGAAATAAGCAATTTACGGATGAACATCTCTACAAACCATATGTGCCTAGTATACGTGCAAACTATACTAGCTCCCGATCCAAGTTAGGAACTCTTGGTGATTTGGTTAACCTAGGCGCCATTTTTGACGTTTTTGGGGTACCAGGGGACGCAGTTGTTAATACTGCCGACTTTTATGGAAAAGTGTTTGAGAATGTTACAGGAGGAAGTGACGATGATTTTATCGAAGATGAAACAATGCCACACTACCGTGTGAAGGAATCTTTCACGGCAGATCTGAAAGCGAGATATAAATTGCTTTATCAGATTGTGCGGCACCATGCGGCAGACGAATTGAATGATACTACTTTAGTAGCTCTTGCTGAGGCTCTAAAGGTGCGAGTGATCTCAAAAGGACCACCCCTTAAGTACTTTTGTCTGAAACCCATACAGAAATTTATGC